AATTTATGGCTACAACAACATTTACTTATGCAACGCAAACAAATTTTAAGGACTATTTTCCACATTTAGTTAGTATGAGTGATAATAAAAATCCTATATACAATTGGGAAGCAACTGCAGTTTCAAACAGGTATGTAGCACACAACACAGGATTTATAGGAGGTTTGTTTGTAGATGGTGCAGAACAAGGCTCAGCGCAAAGTGGTATCAGCGATGTTGATTCAGCAGGTGATTGGTTTTATGATAGTGGTACAGATGCAATTTATTACTTTAATAGTTCATCAAATCCTAACAATCTTGTAATGGAATCAGGTAGTGATTTTTTGACATTCATAAACAATCAATTATATAGAGCATCAATGGAACTTAACAATATGTTAGATGGTAGATTCCCAAACCCAATACCAAAAGCATTTATACATTCTGATACACCAAGTTCAGATACTGCACAATATGATGCAATTATAGTCAAACTAACTTGTTACATAGTAGCAGTTAATATGCTCAGGGCAAGTGGTGATTATGAACAAGCAGAAATCATACAAAATGAGATTACTAATGTAGATAATACAGGTATGGTTGATAAACTTAATTCAGGACAATTTAAACTAGCATTTGAAATAGATAAAACAGATTCATCAGGTGATATAATAGAAGTAACAAATACAGGATCAATGAACTTAGTAGAAACATATGGTGAATGGACAGGTATGAGGTACGATAGAGTTCAACTTATATGCACTACAGCAGGTGCTTATGGAACTGCTAGAATGACTATTAAAACTTATGATGGTAACAATTTATATGGTGCAGAAACACTAGGTTGGGAAGTTACAGGTGGACTTGATCATATTGGTAATGGATTATATGTAAGATTTGAAGGTAATTCTATGGCTGAAAATGATAGATGGGATATAGAAGTAAGAAATTATACTCTAAAACAAAGCAACTCTCAAGGAACTAGATCTATTGATTCTATTAGAAATGATTTAAGCCAAGCAAAAATTATTAGAAGAAAGAGAATTTATTAATGGCTGTAACATACGATAACGTAGCATTTGGTAGAATTGAAGAAGCATTACAGCAATATGTTGATAATGAGTTTCAGAATGTGTATATAAGCCCTAAATTTGTTGATAGAGGTAACGAATTTATTAGAATTAATCTTTTGTCTAGTGATAACGTGGAAACATCAAATGCTTACGAAATAAGGGCATATTCTGTTGTTTTAAGATATTACCATAAATGTGATATGTCTCAGATCAGAATTAATGAAGCAGTAAAAAAGAAATCAGATAGATTAAAAAAGCATTTATTAGACAAACAAACTTACAATGATAATTGGGCAGAACTAAGTATAGAGAGTATTACTTATGATGTTCAAGATACAGAAAACGAAGATATTGAAAACTTGTATATAATAGAATATACATTAACACTAACTAACTATAACCATTTCAATTAGGAGAAGTTATGAAACTTAAAGCAACAAGTGCTTAGAAAATAAACACTTTGGAGTACATAAGGTTAAGGCATTGTTAGAGGGTGGTGTTTTAGAAATAACATCTCCTGATCTTATTCCTGCTGAAGTATTTGCTACTTTAGAGGAAGTCGGTAAACAAAAGCCAAAAAAAGAAAAGAAAGTAGCAAAAAAGACTACGGAAGGAGATAAATAATGGCTCAAGCAACTAATTATCAACCAACACAGAATATAGAAGTATTCTTTCAAAAAGAATCAACAGTTGGTGATCAACCTAATGACACAGGTTTAAAAAAACTACAAACTGTTTCATTTAGTATTCCTGAAGCAGGAGTGCCTGTGGAATATTCTGCTCAAAGAGCAGGTGCATTTGTGCAAACTGCAAATCAAGGACATCATGCTCAAGGTACTAAAATGTGGACATTTGAAACTACACTTAGAGGAACACCAACCTCAGTATTACTAGCAACAGAAGCAGTATTTGAACAGGCTTCAAGTGAAGCAACATTAAACAATACTTATGAGTTTCCACATGCAAACTACAAAAATGGTGCTAGTAGTGCAGCAACATTTGAGTTCAGATTTTTAAATGCAGGTGCAGATTCATCTGAAACAGATCCATTAGAACACATGGTATTGCAAGGTTGTGTTGGAACAGGATTTACACTATCAGAAGATATTGGTTCTGAAGGTGGTGAACTTGTTTGCACAATTAATTGGGCTACTGCATTCACACCACAATATAGTGGAGATGCTATTTCTAGTAGTTCCTATGATGCAGATCCACCAAAAAACATAAGAAGTTTAAATTCAGGTACTACAGGTATTAATGGTGGTGAATTAGAAGAACTTGTTATACAATCTTTTGAATTATCTGTAAATAGAACAATAGAAAGAATCCACTACAAAGACACAAATGATGGTAGTTATGAGCCATTTGGTTATGCTATGACAGGTGGATTTGAAGTTACAGGATCAATTACAGCAATAAGAAATGATGATATACATGATTTACTTGCTAAATTCTACGATAGTAATACAGTAGATATTAACATAGCAGAATCATCTAATTTTGCAATAGCACTAGATAAATGTTTCCTAAATGAGCCATCTATTGATAATGGTGGTGCAGTATTAATGGAAACAATACCTTTTACAGTTGTAGGTGCAGATGATCTTGGTACTACTACAAAAATGTTAGGTATAACAATAGCATAATAACAAGGAGAGAGCATGAGTAATAAAATAGATCTTGTTGTTAAACGAGATGGTAAAACTGAATCTAAAAGAGAAATCACTCTAAAAGATATAAATCTTGATGAGAGATGTGAACTTGTAGATTTAATGATGCAAGTATCAAAGGAAAACAATCCTAAGATGTTTACTAATATGGTAAACTGCATAAGGGTTGGAACTGATATGACTGATGAACAGATTAATGAGTTCACAAATGAAGAAATCATTGAACTATTCAAGGTTATAGGAGATGCTTTAAACAAAAAAAAGTAGATGAGATTCTATTTAGACTAAATGTATGGTATTATTATAAAGGTTGTGAAGTGGTGAAAGATTTTGCAACCTTTCCATACAAAGCAAGAAGCCTTACATTAGGCAAAGAAATAGAATTTAATAGTATAGAAGATGTTTATGAAGAATTATGTAGATGTTATGATAAATCGTTTAACAAGTACCCTTTGGGAGAATCATTATTTGTTTCACACTTATTTTATTCCAACCCTACAGACTTGTATGATCATAATATCCAAAATAGAATCAAAAAAGTTCAATATTCTTTAGAATCTAACACACCACTATATGCTACTGTAGAAAACACTCCTGCATCAGTTGTAGATGAATTTTTGATATACAAGCATGAATCTAATCATTGTATGCAATATTTAGCACAGGAAAGACAGAAAGAAAAAGATGGCGATAAAAAACGAATACGTACTTAATTTTAAATCACAAGGTGTAACCAAAACTAAGCAAGAAGTAGATAAACTTGATGATAGTACAGATAAGTTAAGTAAAACTACTGATAGTAAATTATCTCCTGCATTAGGTAAAGCAAAAATAGCCATTGCTGCACTTGGTGCTGCTACTATTGCTGCAGCAGGACATGCTATCAAAACAGCAGCAGAATTTGAAAAACTTAGAACAAGACTTAATACAATGTATGGATCTGTTAATGCAGGAACAAAGGCATTTCAGACATTTAATAAAGTAGCAGCAACAACACCTTTTGCACTACAAAGTGTAGTAGAAGCAGGTGCGCAGTTAAAAGCATTTGGTTTAGATGCAGAAAATACTATAAAACCTGTATCTGATCTTGCAGCATTTATGGGTGTTGATATTGTAGAAGCAGCAAACTCTATGGGTAGAGCATTTGCAGGTGGTGCAGGTGCAGCAGATGTACTTAGAGAACGTGGTGTATTAAATCTAATAAAATCATTTAAAGGTATAGATGATTTATCAAAATTAACATTACCTGAATTTAGAAAAGCATTAATTGAATCAATACAAGATCCAACACTAGGAATTGCAGGTGCTACAGATGCTTTAAGTGAAACATTTGTAGGTAAATATTCTAATATGAAAGATGCAGTAGATAGACTTGCAGATGCTTATGGACAAAAGTTATTGCCTGTTATTGAACCTATTATAGAATTTTTTGCTAAAGCAGCAGGAGAAGCAGCAGGAACTACTAATGCTTTTGATGAACAAATTAAAAGTGTAAAAGAAAATCAAATAGCACTAAAAGTATTGACAGACAATTTAGGGGAAACAGAAAAAGGTAGTGCAGCATATAGATCAATTATAAATCAAATTAAAAGAGAATATCCTGATTTTCTTCAAGGTTTAAGTGATGAAGATATTAATATGTCAAGAATTAATCGAAGATTAAGATCATATAATTCATTACAAAGAGAAAAAATATCTTTATTAGAAGAAGAAAAAAAACGTGAAGCATTAGTTGAAAAGCAAACTGATTTAATAAGAGAGCAAATGGATTCTGCAGCAGAATTTGCAACTAACTTAGCAAATGTTGATGATCAATTAGAATCAATGTTTGACAAAGCAAAACACAAAACTGATTTAACTACTGAAGCAGGACAAAACTTTGTTGCTAACCTAGATTCTATAAGAAAAGGATTATCAGAAGAAGAACAATTATATCTAAGTGGACAAAGAACAACAGAACAATTTTATGCAAGTGCATTAGATGCTACTACAAAATTTGGATTAGAGTTAGAAAAGGCAAGAGATGGTGGAATTTATTTTAATGATGTTCTTAAAAGTAGTGGAATTTTTATTAAAGAATCATTCGGTGGATATAATGCTTTAAATGAATACGTTGTAGAATCAATAGGTATTATTGATAATTTAAAACAAAGCAATGAAGATAATGAAAAAGCAGTAAAAAGAACAAATGTACAATACCAAGCATTAAATGAAATTATAAATAACACTGATGAAAATATAGGTGCAATAGAAGCAATTACAGATCCATTAGAACCTGTTAGAATAGGTGCTGATAATTATTTAAGTACACTAAAAGCAATACCTATAACAACAGCAGAAGCAGTGAAAGGCTCATTAACATTTGTAGGTAATATGAAAGTAATAGCAAAAGATTTGCTAAAACAAGATAGTGCTTTAAGAGATCAAATTGTAGGTAGTATGGGTGCAATAGCAATGGCTTCTGCAGGTGGTAAAGCAGAACAACTAAAAGTGCAAAAGTTTATGGTTAAAGCCAATGTTGCTAAAGGTATTATAGATATATTTACAAACCCTGCACCAAAAGGGCCAATAGAAATAGCAAAAGCAGTTGCATTAAGTGCAGGTTTAGTAGCAAGAGGTGTAACACAAACAAAAACTATAGATGAACAAATTGCAAACATAAATGCTACAAAAAGTAGTGTAGGACAAACACAAACTAGATTTGCACAATATGGTATGAATGAAGTAGTAGATCAAGCAACACCAATCATAGCAGGTGAAGCAGGTGCTGAGTTAGTGCAAATAACACCACTTGAAGGTGCTAATGTAGATGGGCCACAAGGTGGTGGTAATATAGTGATAACAGGCAATGTGCTTAGTAGAGACTTTGTACAAGGTGAATTAATTGATGAACTAAGAGAAGCAATAAGACAAGGATATGATTTTAGATAATGGCTATAGAAAAAAGCACTAGATTTACAACAGATACACAAGGTAATGTTCAATCTTCAATACCACTAATAATTATATACAAAGGTGTAAGATCTGATAATATAGATGAAATAGATACAATACCTGATACAGATAAGTTATTTATTTCTACTAATAACATATATTTTGATGGGCAATATTATAAACCTATACTGAATAAAACACCTAGTATTAAGCAAACTATTGATGATGAAAACAAAAAATTCAGAATACAAACAACTAATATTGAAATAAACAATAGTGAATTTCATGGTGCAAGATTTACAGATGAATTACAACTTATAACTAATTGTGCAATTAGAATATATTATAAAACACAATCTTGTAAATCATTAGATGATTGTATATTATTAGCACAAACCACAATTAAAGAATTTAGACAAAGAAATGAACGTATAAGTGTTATAACAGAAGATTCAACACAAGCATTATTAGAAAAAACTATACCACAACTAGCAGAAGGAATAGAATATGCTGTTAATGATCAGAACAAAGCGATTCCTATAGTTTATGGGCATGTAACTAGAAGTCCTGTAATTAAAAAAATAGATCCTTTCACAACAGACACAGAAAATAATGCTACTTTAACATCTTTAATTTGCGACACTAAAGATATAACACAAATTCAATCTGAAATAGATTATACTGTATATCCAACACCTATTGCACAATATATGCAAGTATTATCACCTGTATACATATATGATGAGGGTTATTTAAATATAGTAAATACAATACCTGATGATATATTATCAGATTTAGATGGTGATTTTGACACAACTATACCATTTTTTGAAAAATCAGGTAATGAATTAGTAGTTACAAATGAATATAATAAATTTGTTGATTCTTTACAAACATCAGAAAATTATCAATATTTAGAATTGACTACAGCAATTATGGGTAGAATACATAGAAATTTTACAGGTATAAGTGGTAGCAAAACATCAAGAAGAACATCAATGAATTGGGAAGATGATGACAATAGATATGAAACGTATGGTGGAAGATTATTTGCTACAACAATTTATAAAGAAGATGATATATTTGAACCTGATTCATACAGAAAATCACCAATGACATGGTTTTTTGCAATGTTTGATGATAATAATTATCAAATACAATCAAATGCTTGTTTTCCTTTTGAGCATGATGATTATGATGTTTGGAGTATTACAGAATATCCTTTTTTAGGAAATCAAGGTTTAGATGAAGCAAATTATGGACATTATACTACATCACATTTATTAAAAAATTGGAATGTACCAAATAGTGATGGAACACAAAGTATATATAACTTAAAGCCAATTAATTATTTAAATTACATAAATGAAAATGATGATAGAGCATTATGTTGGGCAGGTTCAGGGCTTTCATTTGGAGGTCTTAGTGGCGATATACCTGTAAATTGGGAATTTAAATTAGATGATTTAGGTTTTGATCATAAATGTAGAACTTATGTATTTATGGACATGTATCATTATAGAGATCCTAATAAAACTTATGGTGATGAATCTAATAATCACCCTGATTTTATATCAGGAAGTGCATTATGGAGTGATGCTGTAGATACTCCTGTACTAAATCCATTGCATATTACAAGTTTTCCAACAGAATTAGAAGATTTGGATACATCAGCACAAAATACATGGAAATATTGGAATACTGTAGCACCAACAGGGGAAACATACGAGAGTTATAGCAATATAGTGCAAAAATTACATAATTTTGAACCTGTTGTAGAGTGGTTATCAACATCTCAATTAAAATCAATCAAAGTAGGGCAACCTTTATATACACATGGTTATGACCATAGGGATAACGACCAAAGAAGTACAGGTGCTTTAAATTATTTACATTTTATACAAGATGTGTTTATAGAAAGTCCTGATTCAAAAGATTGGTATGTTAATGTATTAGGTAGAAAAACTGATGAAACTATATGGAGTCCATTTAATTCATGGGAATTACAAACAATACCATATTTTGAAAACAATTTTGATGCTTGGGATTATATATCAACAATAGGATATTCAACTAATTTTGGAACAGATGAAGATACTTCAGGTGGAGATTTAGGGTGGATTGTTAATGCAGGTTTTGAATTTAATTTACAAGAATATATATCAACATTTTCAATTGTACCTAATAAGATTTGGTTTATAAACACAAATAATGATATATCTGTATATGAAAATGGGCAATGGAGTGTAGACCGATTAGTTATGGTCGGTGAAACATTTGTAATTTTTTCTGATTTGCCTATAAGAATAAATCCATTTAGTTCATTTATTAGAATGAATCACATAGTAGGCACAAATAACGATTGGGAACAAGGATTTATACCTATACAAGCACTAGAACAAGTAAATGATAATTATATAGCAAATGGTTGGAAAAATTACTTATATACACCTGAAATCGGTTTAGGTGGTGCTATTGAAAGACCAAATGAGGTTATTCAACATTTAATAACAAGTGAAACAGGTTATAGTTCAGATAATTTTAGTGAAATAGATATACACAAAGCATTTGCAACACATCAAGGTTGGAGAATGGCTTTTACTATAAACGAACAACAAGAAGTTAAAGAAATTATACAAGAATTATCTACTAATACTAAGTTATTTCCAAGATTTGCAGCAGATGGAACATTTGACTTTACTACATTAAAATCATTTTATAACTCTACTGATGTAAATTACAGGATTAGTAAAACTGATGCTATAAGTTGGGGATTTGAATTATCTAAAATAGAACATGTTAATAATCAATATAAAGTCTTGTACGAATATGATTATGCTACAGAAAAATATAATGAGATAGTGCCTGATTTTATATATACCAGATCTCAAAAAGTTTACAATGATTATGGTGATGTAACTAATTTTCTTTATGATAATATGATTAATACACCTGATAATTGGATATATGATATTAAAAAACTTTATAACAAAGAAAAAGATGAATCAATAAAAGAATTTGAAGCAAAATATGTAAGACATAGGTACACAGCAGAACAACTAAAAAAACACTTACTAATGGAAAATATTAATGAGCATTTGATTATCAATATGACATTAAGTAACAAATATACAGATTTAGAAATTGGTGATATATTATATATAGATCAGTTATCAGATGAATTAGGGCTTGGTTATAAATATTGGGCATACGAAGTCAAAGGTGGCCAATTATTATATCCATTTTACTTTATAACAGAAGTTAATAAAAACAATAACCAAGTAGTAGTAAAGTTAAGAAGATTACATAGGTTGCAATATGGGCTACCAAATTGGTTAATACAAAATACTTTACTTGATTCTGAATATATGTTGCCTGATAATTTTAGTGCAATATCAGACGTAAATGATGATGGTGGTATATACAATTCTACATTACAAAATTTAGAACAAGATTTTGATGCTAATTTTGAAGATTATCCACAAGACATAAATAATGAATTTAGTATAGCATGGTATCCATATTCATATAGTAATGCTTTATATGAGCAAGATACTGTAATAAGGTTAGATGTTGTACAAAATGGTTATTACAATCAAGATACACAAAATTGGACAACAGAAGTTTGGGAAGATGGTAATTGGTATACAAATCAAAGTCCTAGATTTGCTATTGTAAGTTACAGTAATCCTGATAATAATTATAATGGTCATGTAATTGTTAAAGCATTAGAAAATAATGATACTGATCAACTTATATCAGGTAAATTAAAAATAACCGATAATTTAGGCAGATCTTATATAACAAATTTCTATCAAGATTTTTTAACAACAGAAGATAATTTTGTGT